GTCGTGTATCACGTGCTCGATGCGCTCAAAAAAGGCCGCAAGGTCATCACGAACTTGCCCCTGCAGGTCCAGATGTTCGCGGCCATCGATCCCAGTTACACCGACCTGGTTGAAGTGCTGGTGAAGCCTCGCCCAGTGCTTGGCGTCTGGAACGCCGCAGCCGTCGACGACAAGGGCAACGGTCAAGCTGTCACCCTGTTTGAAGATGGCCGCAAAGAACAGCCCGGCGAAGGCGTATCGGTGTTCGGCCATGTGTGGGACTACCTCAGCGACTGGAAGCACCCTTACACCGGTCAGGGACCTCTCTTCGTCATCGACGAATGCCACGTGCCCATCCCTCAGCAGGGCACCGATAAACAGGTGGTGGAGTGGTTCAAGCTGCACCGCCACTTCAACGCCGATGTGCTGCTCATGACCCAGAGTTTCCGGGACATGAACCAGCCCATCGCCCGCCTCATCGCCATGCTGATCCGCTGCCGAAAAGCGGACATCCTCGGCAAAAAGGGCTGCTACATCCGCAAGGTCCATGCGGGCTACCGAGGGGCCGTCATCAGCGAAGAGGAGCGCCCCTACAAACCCCAGTATTTCCAGCTCTACAAAAGCCACACGCAAGGCAACAGCGTGGCCGAATCGGCCGCATCGGACGTTACCCCCTTTATCGTCAAATTTCGGCGTTTCACCTGGATCTGGTGGGGCCTCACTGCCGCTGCAGCCGTCTGGTACCTCTGGCCCTCCGACAAGGCTAAAAAGCCCAAGCCTGCACCATCGGCAAAGGTGAGCAAGGCAACGGCCCCAGCAACCCCGCCTGTCGCCTCTCCAATCCCTGCAAACCAGTTGGCCAATGGCACGGCACCCTCACCTGTGCAAAGGCCCTCTGAGCCCGATCCAAACGCTACGCCTGAGCCCTACGCCGGCAAGACCATGCACCTGACTGGCCGCATTACCTTTCGGGGCCAGGACGTGTACACGTTCACCATCAGCAACAGTAACCAGCGCGTGAGCACGATGGACAGCCGCGACCTCCAAAAGATGGGCTACGTGTGGCAACCCCTCACCGACTGCGCCGGCACCCTCCGATGGGAAGGCAAGCCGCGCGCCATCACCTGTGATGCCCCTGCCATGGCCCAGTGGTCCGCAGACAAGCCTATCGTGGTCGAAGTGGGCCGCGATCGCCAGGGCCATGGCGCCGCTGCAGCACCAGCGCGCACCGTTCCCATGCCCGAGTTTCAGCGGCCGCAAGAGGGCCAGATATCGCCTGCAGACCTCACTGCTGCGCTGCGCCTCAAAAACCCCTCCTATGCCGGTGGCCGGGGCAACCTGCAATGAAGTACCTTTGGCGCACCATCGTCAACACCGTGGTGCGCTCCATCGTGCGCAAGGTTCTTCGGTTCATCGGTCTGTGAGTTCAGTTACACCCAGCTGCGCCACGTCTGCTGTTACAGCGGCCGCGGTGCTCAGTTACACTCATCTGGCTGTTGCACTGGAGCGCTCATGGACCTGTTTGAAATGTTGGCAAGCTGCGCTGTCGCGGTGGTTCTTGGTGCGTTCGGCGGCTACCTTTGGCGCAAGGTCCGCAACCCTTTTGACTGATCGGCAAGGGGTCCCCTGGAACGGAGACCTTGTGTCGTAGTGGTGGGGTGGGGTATGGGGCGACGCCCCATGTCAACTGTTGTTCTATCCGGGCCGGTGTTATGCCCTCGATGCTCACCCCAATGAAAAAGGCCCCTGCTCGGGGCCTTTGTTTTTGCTGCTATCGTGCTTGCCAAAAGGAGGAAGGGGCATGCACCGAATCATCTACCGGCCCGATAGCACCTGGTTTTTTCTCGTTGATGTGGTGAAGCTGGCGTTGGGTATTTTCCTCGGCGGCACCATGCTGTTTTTTGGTTACGAGGCCCTCATTTCGCACCGTCTAGAGGTTGCCAGTAGCAACGCTGCAGCTCAGGCGATTCAACAGCAGCGCCCTTCCTCACCGCCATCTCTATCTGTTCAGCCGCAACAGGACAGAAGCAATCGCGCTAGGTAGAACGGCTCTGTATGAAAAAAGGCCCCTAGACAGGGGCCTTTTTCGATATTATTTCACTATTGACAAGTCCAAACGGATTTAACAATTTTATACATCGTATCAAGTCAACAACGGTTTTAGCCGGGTGGATCGATGAAAAGATCGCCGCTGCGTTTGCTCCAGCGGTAGCGACTGCCGCGCCAGTCGCTAGCAAACCCTTTCCCAGGGCACGCATCAACCTGTCGCCTTTTGGGGTTCCTTCGTGCTTCTGCACCATTGCGCGTGCTAGCACTTCAATAGCATTCAATCCAGCAACAGAGGCGAATAGCGCCTGATCCTCTGGCGTTGCCGTCATGCGACCGTGCCGCATGTTGCTGATCTTTTGACGCTGCATTCCAAGCATTGCAGCGAGCTTGTAATCGCTGCCTGCCTTTTCTGCGGCCTTGTCAATAAGGGCGTTCAGTTCTTCAAGGTGGTTCATCGAAAGCTCCTGTTTCGAGCGGTTTCAGGACGTAGTGAATTTCCACTACTATGCGGCCCAACGTAGTAAGAAGTCACTACGTACAAGTTTTGGCTACGTAACCGGACTGTACACCGCATGCTCTCCAGCGTCACACCCCCAGCAATCGAAGGCCAGTCCGGCGCATGGCTCACATGGCCTCAGCGCCCTGGTCCGCTGTTACAGCGAACTGCGGTGTCCGTCCTCTTCGCCCGCTCCGATTCCTGTTACTTCGACCTGGTGGATGACGTGTGGGACGCCAAGCGCGATGCACGCGGCTACACCGGCAGCAATCCAGTCGTGTGCCATCCGCCCTGCCGTGGCTGGGGCCGCCTGCGCCACTTCGCAAAACCACGCCCCGACGAAAAGGCCCTGGCCCTGTTCGCTGTCGAACAGATCCGCCGCGTTGGCGGTGTGCTGGAACACCCATGGGGCAGCACCCTGTGGCATGCCGCCGACCTGCCACACCCCGGCAAGGTCGATGCCTTCGGCGGCTGGACCCTGCTGGTCGATCAGGGCTGGTGGGGCCATCCTGCACCCAAGCCTACATACCTCTACATCGTCGGCTGCAGCCGCGAAGACCTCGGCGAACTGCCAGTCCAGTTACACCGAGCTGCGGGCCGCACCATGAAGCTGTCCCCTGCCGAACGCGAGGCCACGCCGCCGGCCTTCGCTCGCTTCCTCGTTGCCCTGGCCGCCAAGTGCCAAGTGCGCCGGCTCGCTGTTACAGCTGGCCAGGACCGCAGTTACACCGACCTGGCTGCGCCCAAACGCGCGGCCTCAAAGCGTGCAGCGTTCAAGCAATGGGCACTGGAAGCGCAGCGCCCGGCAGAAGGGGCCCCGCCTCGCGGGGAAGTGGCCGGGCGCGAAGCGCGGCTGTCGATGCTCCCCGATGGTAATCACGGGGAGACCCTGTCCTTGGAGCAAGCATGACCCGTGCAAAGCAATCGGACTTGGTGCTCGATGGCAGCGAGGTGAAATTGCGCCTCAAGGCCGAACGCCTTAAGTCCAACACCCTGGTGCATATCGACTGGGTTCGCTTCTCCGTCGCACTGCGCAACGCGCCAGTGCCAACGGTCGATGATCTGTTCCCCTTGCACGATGGTGCCCGGTGGTCCGATGAAGCCATGCACCTGGACCGCTATGCCCGTCTCGCCAAGCTGCTCCGGGACATGCCCGATGGCGAGTTCTCAGCCTCGGCCCAAGCCAAGACCCTCGCCGAACAGGCATGCGCAGCTCTCGGCCCCGATTTCAGCGTCTATCCCGAACTGCGCAAGGGCCATGACTTCTATCGCTTCCGCTGGTCCATCGTGCGCAACGATGTGGAATGCGGTTGGGTGGGCTTCCTTTCCAGCGGTGAAAGCCCACGCCAACAGGCGCAGGCCAACACCATTCACTGCAACCTCTACGGCACCGCGTGCACCTTCGCACACCACGGCTTTAACGACCGCCTTGCCGCCATCGTCGAGCGCACCGATGCCAAGCTTACCCGCGTGGATCTGGCGCTCGATTTCTTCGACGGCATGCGAGGCGGAATGGAGCGCGTTGTCGAGGACTACAAGGCCGGGCTGATGGACCACCACAGCAACCGCCCAAGCTGTAATCAGGTCGGTGACTGGTGCAACGCTCGGGGCGGCAAGGGCCGGTCCTTCTACTTCGGATCGAAGGAAGCCGGCAAGCAAACCAACGTGTACGAAAAAGGCATCCAGCTGTTCGGCCCGAAGGATGAAAGCCAATGGCTCCGCGCTGAGCTTCGTTACGGCAACAAGCTGCGCGTCCTCGGTGCCGACATGCTCCGCCGCCCTGCCGATTTCTTTGCCGGTGCCAGCGACTGGCATGCCTCCATCCTTCGCGAGGCGGAAGGCTCTTTTGTGCCCGAACCTGTGCCCACAAAGCCACGCCTCTCCGTCGAAACCATCCTCGCCGAAGTCAAGCGAAACGTGCAGTGGCTTCGCGATACCGCCGCCCCTTCTCTCGCCCTCGCCTTCCAGTTCCTCGGTGCCGATGAGTTCATCGAACTGGTGAGCAACCAGAAGGCCCCGGGCCGCTTGCAGAAGTTCACCACCAACGAAATCCAGCGCGCGTACCAAGGCGCCTTCAAACGTTCAACGGGCTCCGGCTATGGCCGTGTCGGACTCCAGCCCATCTAAGGCCGCAAAAGGAAACACACCATGCGATTTCAAAACAAGGCCGTGCTGCACGGTATCAAGTCCAGCAAAGGCGAAATGGAAGGCCGTGGCTACGACTCCACCACGTTCCACCTGTCGGTGGACCTGGGCGAGTCCAGCAACGGCCAGAGCATCGGCGTCGTCACCCGCCCCTTCAAGTGCGGCACCTCTGCCGAGTTCGACAAGTGGGCGCACCTCAAGGCGTCTTGGCCCGTCACGGGCGTCGTCTGCGATTGCGAATTCGACATCGTGGCCGGTGCCGACAACACCAGCAAGGTGACCCTGCTGGCGATCAAGCCCGCTGCCCCCGAACGTAAGGCCGCGTGATGCGCTTCGTGATCCAGTCCGGCACAACAGGCCAGTTCCTGGCCCCGTCCTTTGAGGATGGGCAACCGGAGTGGGTCATGTTGCTACGCGAAGCCGGTGTGGTCGAAGACCTCGAAAGCTGCGCCCAGCTGATCGAAGATCACACCGAACCATTCCACCGGCCTCTGGTGGTCAACCTCGATGAACTGCACTGAGCCATGAGCGATGAACCCGAAAACACTTGCCCTGTTTGTGGCGCTTCTGTGCCTTGCGATGAGCTGGACGATAGCTCACACCCCGAGTGTCCAGAGTGCGGCGAACGCTCACCCGTTGACGATTGGCAGGGCTGAGTAATGGCTACCTGCATTGTCCTTTCGTTCTCAACCCCTGGCGGCCCGGGGCTGGCTGTCCACCCTACTGGGGCTTACATGCTTCCTTGGGTTACTGGCGAAGCCATGAAGACCGGCGACCAGTACGCCTGTCCCGTTGGCACGCACCTCCTCATGACCGTCGAGGAGGTCAACACGCCCCCTGAGTTCACGCTCGATCTTGAGCAACTCGGCATCACCCCCGAAAGCATCGTTCTCGTTGGAAGCATGGGCGCCGCGCTCGTCTTCGGCGCGTACTTCGCCGGTTGGGCTGCGGGCATCGCAAAGGGCATCGTTAAAAAAATCTGAGTCGCCAGCGTCAAGCCTGCAAGGGCTTCGCGGTGTCGATTCCTCGCCACCGAAACCTTAACTTCAAAGGAAAGAACCATGTTCAAGACCGCATTCAACAAGACCCGCAATCTGGCCCTGGTGGCCGCTACCGGCATGCTGGCCGCATCGGCCCACGCTGCAGCCGGCGACAACCCCCTGCTGGACGTTCTGGACAGCATCGACATCACCGGCATCTCTGCAGCCCTGGGCGTCATCGCCCTGGCAATCGTCGGCATTGCCCTGGTGTTCAAGGGTCCTGACCTGGGCAAGCGCGTGATCCGCAAGATCTAAGGCGCAGCCATGGCCATCGGCGCTCAGCTCGCTCTCGTTTGGGCAATTGTTGCCCTCCTTGGCGGCCTGGGCGCCGTCTCATTTCTGTTCGGACTCAGGGGGATTTAATGCGAGTCGCACCCATCGCGCGCAACGCGCTTGCAGCCCTTGGACTGGGCCTGCTGTCCATCAACTATGCGTACGCCACCGCTGCTGTTCTCACCCCTGCTGCAGGTCAGGCCGTGCAGACAGTCAATGGTGTTCGCGTGGCTGCCGGCATAGCCCGCGCTGGCTACGTTCTCGGCACTGCGTCTGTGTACATTGCCGAGTTTGGCGGCGCTGTCGCTATCAATGTTGGATGGCGCGTTGCTGCAGGCGCTGCAGTCGCTGCCACTGCCACTGCCACGATTGCGCCGTTGGTGCTCGGCGGCCTCGCTCTCGGTACCGCTGGCTACTATGCAAAAGAGTGGCTCGATGCTGCCCACGCGCAGGGCAAAGCCACCGACTTTGAATACAACCCTGCAACGGACACCATTGAGCGCAAGGCCATCGCTGGAAATGGCTTTGACGAGAACGCTACAAAGCTCTCCACAGGCGAAACGGTTGCGCAGGCAAAGGCCATGTACAACGACTGGCTCCCTGGTGCCTGCGGTACCAACGGGTGCACCGCCCGCGCCACTCCAAATGCCAGTAGCTGCAATAACAACCGCACCTACTACTCCTTGCACAACTCAATTGGCAGCTTGGTCACCGGCTGGTGCCTCGATGCTAATGGTGCCATTCCGCTTGCTGGTACGCCACCTAGCAAGCCCACTGCTGACCAGTGGGAGCAACTCGCTCAGCAACTCGCTTCCATCCCGGTCAATCCAAAGCTGCTTGAGCAGATGGGCAAGCCCATACCTGTTGATCCAGTGCCGGCGATCAATCCGCCAGATCAGACCGGCTCCCAGGACTTGCCAATCGGTGTGAGCAACCCCGCGCCAACGCTGCCAAGCCGTCCGCTTACCGTGACTGGCGAGGCGGTGCCAGTCCCCAACACGTCGCCCCAGCAGTACACACAACCTACGTGGACCATCACCCCCACAAATGATGCCGCCAACCCCTACGGCGTCACGATCACCAGTACATCCGTGACCACCGGCAACCCGGCCACGCCAACGAACCCCAGCACGCCCATTCCTGGCACTGCAACCCCTTCCACGCCCGATGTGTGCGCCCATAACCCAAATGCTGCCATGTGCCAGCCCGTGGGCACCATCACCGACCCCAGCATGCCCCCCATTCCGGAGCTATATACGCGCAAGTATCCGGATGGGCTTGTAGGCATTTGGCAGACCAAAACCGCCGCTATTGCGCAGACAAGCATGGTGACGTCGCTCGGCCAGATGATGCCAACGCACCTGACCTCCGGCACTTGTCCATCGTGGACGCTTGACCTGTCGCTAGGCCCCGCCTGGGCAGACCTTGGCACGCACGAAATCGCCCCGCCATGCTGGGTGTGGGACGTTGCAAAGGCCATCCTGATCATTACCGCGCTCATGGCCGCGCGCCGCATGATTTTCGGGGGCTGACATGCTCGGTGATTTCATCAGCGCCATCCTCGGCAAGTTCGTCGCCCTGGCCCAGTGGTTCGGCCAACTCATGGTGGCCGTTTTCCAAGCCGCATGGGACTTCATCCGCGATGCCTTCTGCTGGCCCTTCGAACAGGTCATGGACATTGCCGTTGCTGCAATCTCTGCCATCGATCTGAGCGGCATCAACGCCTACGCCAACACCTGGGGCACCTTGCCTGCAGAGTTGATCAACGTGCTTGGCCTGCTCGGCGTCGGTGAAGCGTCTGTGATCATCGTGACCGCCATCGGTATCCGGCTTGTGCTTCAGCTCATCCCCTTCACAAGGTTGGGATCATGATCAACGGACTGGAAGGAATCCCCGGCTCTGGCAAGAGTTATGAAGCGGTCGTGTATCACGTGCTCGATGCGCTCAAAAAAGGCCGCAAGGTCATCACGAACTTGCCCCTGCAGGTCCAGATGTTCGCGGCCATCGATCCCAGTTAC